CACACCCGTGACATTGGTGACGGACGCACCGAGATAAGTTAAGGAAATTGATATGATGGATGGAAGACGTGTGGGCTTTACTGCCAGCACTTTTGATTTGTTACACGCTGGTCACATTGCCATGTTGCGTGAAGCCAAGGAAGAATGTGACTACTTGATCTGTGCGTTGCAAAACGATCCCACCTTGGATCGTCCCAACAAGAACCGGCCAGTGCAAAGTATCGTGGAACGACAACTGCAACTGATAGGTTGCAAGTATGTGGATGAAGTTTGGGTGTACAACACAGAAAAAGATCTGGAAGACCTGTTGTTGATCCTGCCTATTGATGTACGTATACTTGGTGTAGAATACGAAGGCCGAGAGTTTACTGGTCGTGAGATTTGTCACAAGCGTGATATTGAACTACACTTCAATGGTCGCGATCATTCATTCAGCAGCAGTGAACTGCGTCAGCGTGTGGCCACAGCAGAAGACATGAAAAAGAAATTAGAGTCATGGGAACCAGTGGGCGCAGACGACACAGGTGGCCCCAGTCCCAGATGATACTGTATGCAAATGGTTGTAGTCACACCGCTGCCGCAGAAGCAGTTGTGCCAGATGCATTTGCAGTGGATGATGGTAAGAACGGTATAGATCGTCGTCCACATCCTGTAAACTTGGCAGCCAGTTGGTGTACACATTTGGCACGTGATCTTGGCCGTACATTGGTCTGTGATGCAGAGTCGGCCAGCAGTAATGATCGCATTATCAGAACCACTAGAGAGTGGATAGCCAACAACCCTGACAAATTGAGCAACACATTCATGGTCATACAGTGGACCACTTGGGAACGAGAAGAGTGGTTGCACAACGGCACATGGTATCAGGTCAATGCATCTGGGGCAGATTGGGTTCCTGCAAAATTGCAACAACGATACAAACAATTTGTGGTTGACGTAGATTGGACAATCAAAACTCAGGAATGTCATGAAAAGATTTGGACATTACACACCGAACTGCAAAGGTCGAACATCCCTCACTTGTTTTACAGTGGGCACAGCACTTTCAGTGATGTCCAAAATCAACATATTTGGGGTACCAGTTACATGTACCCTTACAACAGACAGGGTTCTTACAATGCCATTTTGCAACAAAACGGGCATGTGCCCTCAAAATGGTACCATTTTGATGCCAAAGGCCATTGCTTTTGGGCCAACTATGTGTTACAATACATCAAACAACACAACTTGGTGAACACAAATGCGCTACCTACTGATTGATACTAGCAACATGTTTTTCCGTGCGCGGCACCAAGCGCATCGTGCCGCTGACACATGGACCAAATTGGGCTTTGCCCTGCACTTGACCTTGATGAGTGCAAACAAAGTGGCACGTGATTTGGGTGCTGATCATGTGGTATTCGCCCTGGAAGGTCGTAGCTGGCGCAAAGATCACTATAAACCCTACAAAGCAAACCGTGCAGTGGCACGTGGGCAGATGAGTGAAACCGAAGCAGAAGAGGACAAGCTGTTCTGGGAAACCTATGATGAGCTGACTAAATACTTGTCTACAAAGACCAACTGTAGTGTGATCCGTTGTGCCACAGCAGAAGCAGACGACATCATTGCACGTTGGATTGCTTTACACCCCCAAGACGAACATGTTATTGTCAGTTCAGATTCTGACTTTGTGCAGTTGATTGCACCCAATGTCAAACTCTACAATGGCATCAATGATCACTTGTTCAGTCCTGCTGGTGTCACAGACGCAAAAGGCAAAAACTTGGCATTCACTATTGAGAGTAACTCAAAGATCAAGGTTGGCAAAGCCGATGCCAACTTTGTGCCTCCCACTGACTATCAGAAGTGGGTGTTGTTCTTGAAGTGCATGCGTGGTGATCCCGGTGACAATGTGTTCTCGGCCTATCCAGGTGTTCGTGTGAAAGGCACAAAGAATCAAGTGGGACTGACAGAAGCGTTTGAAGATCGTGACCGTCGTGGCTATGCGTGGAACAATCTCATGTTGCAACGTTGGTCAGATCATGAACAGTCCGAGCACAAGGTGTTGGAAGATTATGAACGCAACCGCACTTTGATTGATCTTACTGCACAGCCCGATGAGATCAAAGCTGTGGTAGATGAAGCCATACGTGAGCAGATTAGTCATAGAGATGTGGGCATGGTAGGTGCGCAATTTTTTAGATTCTGTGGCAAATATGAACTCACCAAACTCAGTGACTATGCAGATGCCATCAGTCGCTGGTTGAACGAAACATACAAAGGAGTATTGGATGATCGAAGCAAAACCCATAGTGGATAAAAAGTATTGGATCTTGAAACAAGATGATCGCAAGATTGGTGTGGTAGAAGCCGAGAGTGATGGCTACACTGTGCGTATCAATGACCAAGTTGGCAAATTTAAAACCATTCCCATGGTTCGTAAAAAGGCCAACATTGAATTCTCGCCACCTGAAAAGACCACAAAGCCTGCGCCGGACCAAGTGCATGGATTTGAAACAGGCTGTAGAGCGTTCAACCCCATGTGGGATGTCAAGCACAGATTGCCATTGTTCACAAAAGAAAACAAATCAAAGTCATGGTATGCCGCAGGTTGGTATGCTGTGAAACAACATCGCGCATGGAAACTGATTCGCAACCCAAAACTAATTGTGTTGGAACGTTATCAATATCAAGGTCCATTTCATACCCAGGAGGCAGCACGTGACAAATCCCTTTCGTGACATGGAAAAATTCATGCGAGCATGCGACCAAAGTGTCGACGCAATGAACCAATCTCAGTACACAATGTACAAAAATTTAATTGCGGAAGAATTCCGCGAACTGCAACAAGCACATGACATGGAAGCAGAACTGGATGCACTCATTGACATCCTTGTGGTCACAATTGATGCTATTCATTCAGCAGGATATGACGGTGAAAGTGCTTGGCGAGAAGTCATGGCCACTAACTTTGCCAAGATTGATCGTGAAACAGGCAAAGTTCGCAAACGTGAAGATGGCAAGGTATTGAAACCCACAGGTTGGCGTCCGCCTGTACTGTTACCATTCCTGCGTAGAAAATGAGTTTACACATACATAGATTTGTCGATTCAGTCAAAGCACACGAAGCACGTGGACAGAAAGATTTCATAATGCCCATGCGCGATGCCAAAGACTTACTCGCAGACATAACCAAATTGTTGCTGACTCTGGAACAATTGCGTGAACAACAAGCACGTGGTGCAGAAGTTGTAGAAGTACAGATCACCGGCGGCAGTTTTAAATCTACATAGTTATTGATATAAATATATGCGTATATCTGGAGCAACGCATATGAACTTTGAGCCCACTTGGTTGTATATAAAACAACATAATAACACTGGACTAAAATATTTTGGCAAAACAGCACAAAAAGATCCTGTAAACTATAAAGGTTCCGGAACCCGATGGTTGCGTCATCTAGCCAAAAATGGAAATAATGTTTCTACTGTTTGGACTCAACTTTTTACAGATAAAGAATCTCTTGTATCATTTGCATTAAATTTTTCTCAAGAAAATAATATAGTTGAATCTGTAGAATGGGCTAATTTAAAGCCAGAGGATGGATTAATGGGCGGCAATACTGGAATAACTGCTCGTGGTAGACAACTATTACGTGAAAAATCAGCAAGCAGAAAACATTCACCAGAAACCATAGAAAAAATTCGTGCAAAAAGAGCCTTGCAGGTAATGCCAACAGGAAGAAAGTTGTCCGAAGAATCAAAAGAAAAAATTCGACAAAAACGTGCTCTACAAGTAATGCCATCTGGTAAAAAACTAGCAGAAGAGACCAAGAAAAAAATTTCTGAATCTCAAAAAATTAGAATGGCAAAAAGGAGAATCTCTTGAGCCGACCAAAACCCACAGTGCTGATTGAGCACACCAACAAACAAACCTACAAGACCGAACAAGTTCTGGCCTCGGAAGGTGTATGGGCTGTGTTTTTTGACTCCAAGCCTATCAACTTGAAAACCAGCAATTTGCTCACACAGTTTCCTGGTCCCAAGTACAAAAAGGTATCGTTTTCCAACCCAGGGCATGCCATCAACTTGGCTAGAAAACTCAACACACAGTTTCGAACAGACAAGTTCTCAGTTGTGCTGTTGACACAAGGGGATAAGATATATCCCAATGCCCAATAAACTTACTCTCACACAGGAACTGATAACACGTTATCCTGATGCGCCGCCTCTTGACAAAGCCATGCGCACATGGTGGCAGAATATTCAAGATGACGGGGGCTTGAGACTGACCTATGAAGGCTTTTATGTGTTTGAGAACTTGTTAGAACTCAGCAGTTACACATTTGATTTGCCAGAAAAGTTGTTGACTCCCAAAAACTTGCTGGCACTAGATCGTCGCATGACCTGTCCCTACTACATGGTCAACAATCGCAAACTAAACAGACTGGTAATGTTTGGCAGTCGCGAAGCCA